AAGGAACTGACCGGCACCACGGAAATAGATGCGGAGGTGTTTGGGGATGAAGAGTTCAAATACGAATGCCCGAACTGCGGTTTCCGGTTCAACTGAGTTTCCGTGGAAGTGGAACCTGTCCGATCTGGAAAAGAGACCAAAGCATGGTCATACCGTGTTTTCCTGCTTCTCCTGCGGCGGCGGTTCCTCAATGGGATATAAGCTTGCAGGATTTGATGTCGTGGGTAATTGTGAGATTGATCCTGACATGATGAAGGTCTATAAGCAGAATAATCATCCGAAGCACAGCTTCCTTATGGATATCAGGGATTTCCTAAAGCTGCCGGATGAAAAAATACCGGAAGAGTTGTTTCACTTGGATGTGCTGGACGGTTCGCCGCCCTGCTCTGTATTCTCCACGGCAGGAGTCAGGGAAGAAGGCTGGAATACGGAAAAGGTATTCCGGGAAGGCCAGGCAAAGCAGAGGCTGGATGACTTGTTCCTATATTTCATAGTGATAGCGAAGAGATTACAGCCCAAGGTGGTTATAGCTGAGAATGTGAAGGGGATCATCATTGGAAATGCGAAAGGCTGGGTCAACCAGATCGTGAAAGGCTTTGATGATGCCGGGTATACGGTGCAGATATTTCTGTTCAATGCGGCGAGAATGGGCGTGCCTCAGAAAAGAGAGCGCGTCTTTTTTATCGCTCATAGGAAAGACCTGAAATATCCGAAGCTGGTGATGAATTTTCAGTCAAAGCCGATTCCGTTCAAGGATGTCAGAGAGCCATATGGCAAGCCGATGGATCCGAACAGTATGCAGGCGAAGCTTCTGAAATACAGGATTCCTTCTGATAGATGCATCGCGGATATCAATGAGAGGGTGCGGAAGGTTAAGAACAACGGCTTTTCCACTCCGATCAACAGGGATGATGAGCCGATACAGACGATCGTTGCCGGCAGCAGCCTTTATCGGATGTGCGATGGCCTGCTTATGACGGATAAGGATATCATAGGCTGCCAGACATTTCCGCAGGATTACGACTTTATGGATCAGAGCGTCCAGTATATCTGCGGCATGAGCGTTCCGCCGGTGATGATGGCGAAGATCTCCGAGCAGGTATACAGGCAGTGGCTTAAAGGTGGTGATGCGGATTGAAGATGCGGAAGCTGAAGAAATATAAGCCGACAAAATTCAAGGCGAAGGATTCTGTCTATGACAAGGACGCTGCGGATTTTGCGGTGAACTTCATCCAGTGCCTTTGCCACACAAAAGGAACCTGGGCGGGAAAGCCGTTTGAACTGATCGACTGGCAGGAACAGATCATCCGGGATGTGTTCGGGACTATGAAGCCGAACGGATATCGGCAGTTCAACACGGCGTATATTGAGATCCCTAAAAAGCAGGGCAAGAGTGAACTGGCTGCGGCGGTGGCTCTGCTCTTATGCTGCGGCGACGGTGAAGAGAGGGCTGAGGTTTACGGATGCGCGGCAGACCGGCAGCAGGCGTCCATCGTCTTTGAGGTTGCCGCGGATATGGTCAGGATGTGTCCGGCTCTGAATAAGAGGGTGAAGATACTGGCTTCACAGAAGCGTATCATCTTCCAGCCGACCAACAGCTTTTATCAAGTGTTGTCTGCGGAAGCTTATTCGAAGCATGGCTTCAATATCCACGGTGTTGTGTTTGATGAACTGCACACTCAGCCGAACAGGAAACTATTCGATGTTATGACGAAGGGTTCCGGTGACGCCAGGATGCAGCCTTTGTATTTCCTGATCACGACGGCAGGAACGGATACGAACAGCATTTGCTATGAAACGCATCAGAAGGCAAAGGATATTCTGGAAGGACGCAAGATCGATCCGACTTTTTATCCGGTGATCTATGGCGCAGATGAATCCGACGACTGGACGGATCCGAAGGTCTGGAAGAAGGCGAATCCTTCATTGGATATCACGGTGGGGATAGATAAGGTGAAAGCGGCCTGTGAATCAGCGAAACAGAATCCGGGGGAAGAAAATTCTTTCCGCCAGCTGAGGCTGAATCAGTGGGTGAAGCAGGCGGTCAGGTGGATGCCTATGGAAAAATGGGACGCCTGCAGTTTTCCTGTGGATGAGGATGAACTGGAAGGGCGTGTCTGCTATGGCGGTCTGGACTTGTCGAGCACGACTGACCTGACGGCGTTTGCCCTGGTATTTCCACCGGTGGATGAAGAGGACAAATATATCGTGCTTCCGTATTTCTGGGTTCCGGAGGAAACGCTGGACTTAAGAGTAAAGCGAGATCATGTTCCTTATGATGTCTGGGAGCGGAAAGGCTTTCTGGAAACAACGGAAGGGAATGTGGTCCATTACGCATATATCGAGAAATTCATTGAGCGCCTGGGTGAGAGGTTCTACATCCGGGAGATTGCTTATGACCGGTGGGGAGCAACGCAGTTATCGCAGGATCTGGAAGGAATGGGATTCACGGTGGTTCCTTTCGGCCAGGGTTTTGCTTCGATGTCCCCGCCGACCAAGGAATTGATGCGGCTGGTGCTGGAGCAGAAGATCGCACATGGCGGTCATCCGGTTCTGCGGTGGAACATGGATAACATTTATATCCGGACGGATCCGGCAGGCAACATCAAGGCGGATAAGGCAAAGTCCACGGAGAAGATTGATGGTGCCATTGCGATGATCATGGCTCTGGACAGGGCGATCCGGTGCGGCAACGAGAAGGAAGAATCAGTTTATGACACAAGAGGTTTACTTGTTTTCTAACGAATGGAGGGCGTGGTTATGGGAATACTGAGCGGTTTATTTCGGAGCAGGGATAAGCCCACGGATAGGACGGCAGGAAGCAGCTACAGCTTCTTTCTGGGAGGTACTTCGAGTGGCAAGTATGTGACCGAGAGATCTGCGATGCAGATGACGGCGGTGTACTGCTGCGTGAGGATCCTGTCGGAGGCGGTGGCGAGCCTGCCATTACAATTTTACAGATATACCGATGATGGCGGTAAGGAGAAAGCGGTGGAACATCCGCTTTATTTTTTGCTCCATGATGAGCCGAATCCGGAGATGACTTCCTTCATTTTCAGGGAGACGCTGATGACGCACCTGCTTTTGTGGGGAAATGCGTATTCACAGATCATCCGCAATGGCAAGGGTGAAGTTGTGGCTCTGTATCCGCTGATGCCGGATCGGATGAGGGTGGACCGTGATGATCACGGAAGGCTCTATTACGAATATACCGTTTACGATTCGGATGATGTGGACGGAAGAAAAGGTACTAACAAGGTCGGAAGGACCGTAAGGCTTCAGCCTCATGATGTGCTTCATATTCCGGGACTTGGCTTTGACGGTCTGGTTGGGTATTCGCCGATTGCAATGGCGAAGAATGCGATCGGCCTGGCAATCGCTACGGAAGAGTATGGCAGCAAGTTCTTTGCGAACGGTGCGGCTCCTTCCGGCGTACTGGAGCATCCGGGAACCATCAAGGATCCGAGCAAGGTGAGGGAAAGCTGGCAGACAACCTTCGGCGGGTCAGGGAATGCGAATAAAATAGCGGTCCTTGAAGAAGGCATGAAGTACACGCCGATTTCCATTTCACCGGAGCAGGCTCAATTCCTGGAGACAAGGAAGTTCCAGATTGATGAGATCGCAAGGATCTTCCGTGTCCCGCCTCATATGATCGGTGATTTGGAGAAGTCCAGCTTCAACAACATTGAGCAGCAGTCGCTGGAATTTGTGAAATACACGCTGGATCCCTGGGTGAGCCGCTGGGAGCAGGCAATGGTAAGAGCCTTGCTCACTCCAGATGAGAAGAAGAAATACTTCTTCAAGTTCAATGTGGACGGTTTGCTCCGTGGTGATTACCAGAGTAGGATGAACGGCTATGCGACAGCCAGACAGAATGGCTGGATGTCTGCCAATGATATCCGAGAGCTGGAGAACCTGGACAGGATCCCAGCTGAACAGGGCGGTGATCTGTATCTGATCAATGGAAATATGACGAAGCTGGAGGATGCCGGGATATTTGCGGCAGGCAACAACGGAAAGGAGGAAGGAGATTCCGATGAAGAAGTTTTGGAACTGGAAAAGCAGGAAGATCAGAGACCAGGCTTCAGGCGAAGAGGTCAGTGAAAGAGTGCTTTTCCTGAATGGAACCATAGCAGAAGAGAGCTGGTTTGACGATGATGTCACACCGGCTCTTTTTAAAGAAGAGCTGAATGCCGGAACAGGAAACATCACGGTCTGGATCAACAGTCCGGGCGGTGACTGTGTGGCGGCGGCTCAGATCTACAACATGCTGATGGACTATAAGGGCGATGTCACGGTGAAGATCGATGGCATTGCGGCTTCGGCAGCAAGCGTGATCGCGATGACAGGGACAAAGGTGCTCATGAGTCCTGTGAGCATGATGATGATCCACAATCCGGCGACCATCGCTTTTGGCGATACGGCGGAGATGCAGAAGGCGATCAACATGCTGGCTGAAGTGAAGGAATCCATCATGAACGCCTATGAGATCAAGACCGGTATGAGCAGGACGAAGATCTCACATCTGATGGATGCGGAGACCTGGATGGACGCGCACAAGGCGGTGGAGCTGGGATTTGCGGATGATGTGCTGCAGAGGGCAGATGCGTTGGAAGCAGAAGATCTGGAAACACCTGAGGTGTCGATGCTCTATTCTAGGGCGGCGGTGACTAATTCGCTGATGGATAAGATCGCGGCGAAGTGTCACATCAAGGCACCGGAGAATGGTGCAGCAACTGAACAGACAACGGATAACGGGCGTTCCTGTGATGAGATCAGGGAACGCCTGAACTTTATCAAGAGATTCATTTAAGGAGGAATCGAGTTATGACTATCAAAGATATGATCGAGAAGAGAGCAAAGGTGTGGGAGACCGCGAAGAACTTTGTGGATACCCACGAGAATGAGAACGGCGTTCTGTCTGCGGAGGATAACGCGACTTACAGCCGTATGGAGCAGGAAATCGAGGATCTGACTGCGGCAATCGACCGTCAGCAGAGAGCTGAGGCAAGAGAGGCTGAGTTCAACAAGCCTGTCAATATGCCTCTTACAGGAAGACCTGCAAGACAGGAAGTTGAGGAAAAGACCGGCCGTGCTTCCAATGCATACAAGGAAGACTTCGGTGCGCATCTCCGTGGAAAGAGACCTGTGCATAATGTCCTTTCTGAGGGCGTGCAGGCGGACGGCGGTTATCTTGTGCCGGAAGAATTTGAGCGTCAGATCGTGATGGGTCTTGATGAGGCGAATGTGGTGAGAGGGCTTGCTAAGGTCATCACCACCAGCGCGGAAAGAAAGATCCCGATTGCGGCGACTCATTCTACCGCTGCATGGACGGCTGAGAATGGTGCCTATACTCCGAGTGATCCTTCCTTCGACCAGAAGACCATCGATGCGTTCAAGCTGACTGACCTTGTGAAGGTTTCCATCGAGCTTCTTCAGGATTCCATGTTTGATCTGGAATCTTATATTGCGGCTGAATTCGCAAGAGCCTTCGGTATCGCAGAGGAAGAGGCTTTCTGCGTAGGTACCGGAACCGGTCAGCCTACGGGTATCTTTACCGCGAACGGCGGACAGGTGGGCGTTACCGCTGCGGCAAACAACGCGATCACTGCGGATGAACTGATCAGCCTTGTGTATGCGCTTAAGAGTCCTTATCGCAGAAATGCGAAGTTCCTTATGAACGATGCGACTATCGCTGCAATCAGAAAGCTGAAGGACGGCAACGGTGTTTATCTCTGGCAGCCTTCACTTCAGGCAGGCGAGCCGGACAAGCTTCTTGGCTATGACCTTTACACTTCGCCTTATGTTCCTACGGTTGCATCGGATGCGCTCACCGTGGCTTTCGGTGATTTCAAGAATTACTGGATCGCTGACCGTTCCGGTAGAACCGTGCAGAGACTCAATGAGCTCTACAGCACCAATGGACAGGTGGGATTTGTCGCAACTGAGAGAGTTGATGGCAAGGTGATCCTTCCTGAGGGCATCCAGCTTCTTAAGATGAAGCACTAAGGAGGGCTGAGTCATGAGTGAGTACAACGCTAAGAATTATACCGAGCAGGGCGGCGATGTCACCCATATCGGAGGCAAGCTGATCTTTGAGGATGGAAGTTCCGTAGAGGGGCTTCCTTCTTCCTTTACACCGGCGGAGAACCAGGCGGCCAGTGAAGCAACTACTGTTGTGGCACTGAAAGAGGATTTCAACAGTCTTCTGGCAAAGCTGAAGGCTGCCGGTCTTATGACAGCGGATGATGATACTGACGGAACAGAGTAAGAAATGCGGGGCGGTGGAGCAATCTGCCGTCCCGGTTTAAGGAGTGATGCAGATGACTGTGACTGTGGAAGAGATGAAGAGTTATCTCCGTGTTGATTTCGAGGATGACGATGCTCTGATCGAAAACTTCATATCGGCGGCGAAGAAGCAGTGCATGGATATCCTGCGGACGGACGATGAGGCGGACCTGGATGCGGCTCAGAATGGGAAGATCGCTGTGATGTTTACGGTGGCTTATCTGTATGAGCACAGGGAAGAAGCTGACCATCATGCGATGGATTTGACGCTTCGGGCTTTGCTGTTTGGCAGCCGGAAGGAGGGATTCTGATGGATGTGGCAGCTTTAAGATCCAAGGTGACGTTTCAGAAGAATGAAACTGTGACAGACAAGTACGGCAATCACAAGAATGCCTGGACGGATTATTATACCTGCTTTGCCACGATCGGCGGTGAAGGCCTGGCAAGTTCCAAGGAAGAACAGACTGCCGGAACTACGGTTGAGGATTTCAGTATGACTGTTTCCGTTCGTTATTGTCAGAAGGTTGCCGCAATCGATTCCACGCATTTCCGGGTGATGTTCATGGGTGAGATCTACAACATCGTGAACATCGACCACATGAACTTCCGGAAGAAGTCATTGAAGTTCACCTGCAGGAAGGAGCGGCGCTGATGGCACAGACGATAAAGATTGACCAGCTGGCGGATACTGTGATGAAGGGTATGGAGGAATACGCGAAGCTTGCTGCGGAGGACCTGAAGAAGGATGTCCAGAAGGCGGGCAAGACCGTAAAACAACAGATCGAAAGCACGGCTCCAAAGAAGACGGGAAAGTATTCCAAGAGCTGGGCGGTGAAGAAGACCAGGGAAACGTCGGATTCCATCCAGATCGTGGTGCATTCCAAGCGCTACCAGCTGACGCATCTTTTGGAGTTTGGCCATGCGAAGCGCGGCGGTGGAAGGACAAGGGCGTTCCCTCACATCGCGCCGGCGGAGCAGGCAGGTATCGAGCAGCTGACAAGGGATATCGAGCGTGACCTGCAGAAAGGCGGTTAAAGATGGAGATGTTGCTTTTGTTATTCGTGATCGCTCTTGGGGTTGTGGTGATCGGCGTAGCCATTTACCACGGTACCCGGAGGGGCGAGGATTGTCATGGTTATCCGTATAACTGCCCGGCCTGTCGTCATGCTGCGGAATGCATTATCGAGATCGGGAGGAAGAAGGATGACGCATGAAGACGTAATGCAGATGCTGGCTGAAACAGAGATCCCTTTTGCGTATGACCATTTCGCGGAAGGGGAAAGTCCTGATCCGCCATTCATCTGCTTTTTATTTCCGGGTTCGGAGAACTTTGCCGCTGATGATGTGGTTTATATGGAGTTTTCCAACCTGAGTATTGAACTTTATACCGATGAGAAGGATCCGGAACTGGAAGACAGCGTGGAAGCGGTGCTGAACGCGCATGAATTGTTCTGGAACAAATCGGAGGTATGGATCGAATCAGAAAAACTATACGAAGTGCTGTACCAGATGACGGTATAGCGGAAAGAGAGGTTAATTATGCCGAGTACAAACAACAAGGTGAAGTTCGGCCTTAAGAACTGCCATTATGCGAAGGCGACACTTGATCCGGATACCAATGCCGTGACATTTGGTACGCCTGTTGCGATTCCGGGTGCTGTGAACCTGTCGCTTGATCCGGAGGGCGATACCGAACCGTTCTATGCGGATGATATGGTGTATTACACCACTGTAGCGAACAACGGTTATTCCGGTGATCTGGAAATTGCGCTGATTCCGGAAAGCTTCAGGAAGGATATCCTGAAGGAGACTGAGGATGCGAACGGTGTTCTGGTGGAGGATTCCACGGTGGAGCCGGAGCATTTCGCTCTGCTTTTCGAGTTTTCCGGGGATAAGAAAAAGATCAGGCACTGTATGTATTACTGTACCGCTGCAAGACCTACGATCGAAGGAAAGACCAATGAGGATAGTAAGGAAGTACAGACCGAGAAGCTGGAGATCACGGCGACTCCGCTTCCGAACGGACTTGTGAAGGTAAAGACCGGTGCGAATACGTCAGATGCGGTTTACAACGGATGGTATTCCAATGTCTATCAGACAGAGCATGCACAGGTATCTGCGGTTCTTGCCGGGATCACGATTGGAAGCCTGCAGCTTACGCCTGCTTTTGATGCCGGTACCACTTCCTATACGGCTGAGACCGTGAATGATGAGGATGCTGTATCGGCTACTGCGGCAAGCGGAACGGCGGTCACAATTCTTGTGAACGGGGTGGCTCATACTAGCGGCAATGATGCGACCTGGGCGAGCGGAACCAATACAGTGACGGTGATCGCAAGCAAGACCGGATGCACCAGTACGGCTTATACCGTAACGGTGACAAAGAACGGACAGGGTTGATCTTAGCGGGCAGGGCTTCGGCTCTGCCCATTCTTGTGATTGGAGGAAAGAGAAATGGCACTTACAAAGACAGTGAATATTGATGGCAAGGATGTGACTTTCAGAGCATCGGCAGCCATTCCAAGAATATACAGAAACAAGTTCCATCGTGATATCTACAAGGATCTTCATGACCTGCAGAAGAGCATTGATGAAAATGATCCTGAAAACTCTGCACTGGATTCCTTTTCGTTGGAACTTTTCGAGGATATCAGCTACATCATGGCGAAACATGCGGATCCGCAGGGTGTTCCGGATACACCGGATGAATGGCTGGATCAGTTCGGTACGTTTTCCATTTATCAGGTGCTTCCGGAGATCATTGAGCTTTGGGGTCTGAATGTGCAGACACAGGTGGAGAGTAAAAAAAACTTCGAGCGACTGACCGGGAAATGACAACGCCTCTGCTATTGCTGAGGTGTGTACAGCTGGGAATCCATATCAGCGAGCTGGATCTTTTGACAATCGGAACCGTGATGGATATGTACACAGAGCTTCAGAGGGATGATGAGCCTCATGATCAGATAGCAAGCCAGGATGATATGGATCGATTCTAATGGGAAGGAGGTTGAGACATGGCTGGCAGAATCCAGGGTATTACCGTTGAGATCGGCGGCGATACTACCAAACTACAAACTGCCTTAAAGGGCGTAAATACAGAGATCAGGAATACGCAGAGCCAGCTGAAAGATGTCGATAAGCTCCTGAAACTGGATCCGGGGAATACGGAACTGCTTGCCCAGAAGCACAGGCTCCTGGGGGATGCCGTCAAGGAAACGAAGGAAAAGCTGGAGACCTTGAAGACGGCAGCGGAACAGGCTGAGCAGGCGTTAAAGGAAGGTGCGATCACGCAGGATCAGTATGACGGCCTGCAGCGTGAAATCGTTGAAACAGAACAGAAGCTGAAGTCCTTGGAGGAACAGGCGAAGCAGTCAGGAACGGCTTTGCAGAATATCGCCGCTAAGGGCGAGAAGCTGAAGACGGTTGGTGACAATATCAGCAATGTCGGAACAAAGCTTCTTCCGGTTACGGCGGGTGTTGTTGGGCTTGGTACGGCGGCGGTGAAAACTGCCGCTGATTTTGACTCTGCCATGAGCAAGGTGGCTGCGGTATCTGGTGCGACAGGAAAAGATCTGGACGCTTTGAGAGATAAAGCCCGTGAGATGGGAAGCAAGACAAAATTCTCCGCGTCTGAGGCGGCTGAAGCCATGAACTATATGGCGATGGCAGGCTGGAAGACCGAGGATATGCTTTCTGGTATCGAAGGCGTGATGAACCTTGCAGCTGCTTCCGGTGAGGATCTGGCGACCACTTCCGATATCGTAACGGATGCATTGACGGCATTCGGATTATCG